GGCTCAGCAGCCCTCGCGATCTCGCAGAGATCGCGGCCGCTTCGCGCTCCCGACGGGAGCGCGGCCCCTCACGCCCCGCCCCGCGCCGCGCCGCGCCTGCCGCTGCGGCGGCCGAAACGTTATCCTTCCGCCCCGGAAGCTTGGATGGCCTAGCATCGCTGAAGGTGGGGGAGGCGGCGCGGCTGGTCGACGTCAACCGCCGGTGGATGGAGCGGCGCCTGCTGCACGGGGCGGCCGAGGCCGACGCTATCCGGCGATTGGCCTATTCTATCGGCCGCCGGGTTGCGGCCGGGTTAATCGAGGAAGGATCGGCCAAAGAAGCGCTGTGGGCGAAGTATGAACTGGTCGCCGACGTCGGCCACGGCGACATTGATCGCGCGATTGACGACGGGTTCAACCGTGGTTTCGACATAGCGCCGCTGCTGCTGACCATGAAATGTATCGGCTATCCGATGACGGATTTTGGCATTGCCGAGCGTTTTCGTGACCGCTTCGGGCAGGACTTTCGGTTCACGACCGCCAAAGGCTGGCTGGGCTGGGATGGCCGGCGCTGGAAGGTGCTCGATCAGGACGAGAAGACGCCGCCTGCCGAGGTCATCGCTGCGGTGTTCGAAACGGTGCGTCTGATCCAGGACGAAGCGCGGTTCATGGCCGACACCGGCATCCGTCACGATTCGGAGGACGGCACCCTCGATCTGGAACAAGAACACCCCCACGGGCTTGACCGGTGGGTCGCCAAGGGCAAGCAGCTCGTCAAGCTGTCGGCGATGATGGCCAAGTGGGGCCGGGATTCGGAGACGGTCGGTAAGCCGTCGTCGATCGCCATGCTCGCGCGGCGCTGGCTGACCGTGCCGATCGAGGCTTTCGATCACGATCACTACGCGTTCAACGTCATGAACGGCACACTGCGCTTCCGGATTGAGACGGGGCCGAACGGCAAGCGTGAAGCCACGGTTTCGCTGTCCGATCATTGCCGCGACGACATGCAGACGAAGCTATCGCCGGTGGAATACGATCCGGCCGCGACCTCGCCGTTGTACGACGGCATGTTCGCCTGGGCGCAACCCGATGCGGCGATGCGGCGCTACCTTCATCAAATCGGCGGCTATTCGCTGACGGGCGATGCCGGCGAACAGAAGCTGTGGTTCTGGTACGGGCGCGGGCGCAACGGCAAAGGTACGACCCTCGACGTCTGGCAGCACGTCAGCGGCGAATATAGCGACAACATCCCGATCGGGTCGTTCCTCGATCAGGGGATCAAGAAACGCGGCGATCAGGCATCCCCGGACCTCGCCAAGCTGGGCGGCGTGCGCATGTTGCGATCGTCTGAGCCGGGGCGGAACGAGAAGCTCGATAGCGGGCTCATCAAATTGGTGACGGGCGGCGATCCGCTGCCGGTACGCATGCTCCACCGCGGCTTCTTCAACCTCAAGCCGTTGTTCAAGCTCATCATCATGGGAAACAGCCGGTTCGACATTCCGGACACCGACGACGGCATCTGGAGCCGCATGAAGCTGGTGCCGTGGCTGCGCAACATCGAGAAACCAGAACCGGGCGTTGCGAACTGGCCGGAGAAGGACCCCAAGCTGCCGAGCAAGATCATCCAGCAGGAATCGGCCGGGGTGCTCAACCACCTGATCCGCGGCCTGCTCGATCATATGGTCAACGGGCTTGTGGAGCCCCGTAGCGTGACGGAGGCGACCGATGCCTATCGCGATGCCAGCGACCCGATCGCGCGCTTCATGCGCATGTGCACGGTGCCTGAGGACGGAAGTCGCATCCAGTCGTCCAAGCTGCACGAGATGTTCGTCGCCTGGGCAAAGGCGGCCGGTGAGCGAGAATGGTCGAACAAGGGCTTCTCCAATGCCATGACTGAAAAGGGCTATGAGAAGAAAGCCAGCGACGGCATGTGGTGGCTCAACCTCAAGCTGGTGCGAGAGGTGCACGACTTCGTCGATCAGGATGGCAGGCCGCGTGCGCTGCCCGACGAAGCCGATCCGATCGCCGGCCGTCCGCCGCCCGATCCCGGCGACCCGTTCGGCGATCTGCCGCCGTAGGCCGCGCGATCCCTATCCTTCCATCCGGAAGGGTGCCGGAAGGATACTGGAAGGGAAAAGGTGAGGATTTGCGCGCCTTCGGAAGGGTCGGAAGGATAATCGCGATATTCTCCCACATCATGTGCGCATGCGCAGGCGCACGATCAATTCATACGAATATCCTTCCGATCCTTCCGATCCTTCCATGAGAAATAGAAAATCGAGGTTTGGTAATGAGTTATGGGTTTCATCAGGCCGGAAGGGTTGGCGAGGATGCTTCCGACGCCGGAAGGATCACGTTCGATGGGGTCGTAGAGCGTCTGGTCGAGGCCTGGGGCTTCATGGGACGCATGCCCGACCGTGAGGCGGGCTGGCTGCGGGACGTACGCGCAGGGGCCATCTACTCGCGCGGGCAGATCGGCCGGCAGGAGCTTTGGGCGCTCTATCAGATCGACAGCGACGACTATGATCGCGACGCATTGCCGAAGCTGCCCGGCCTGCGCTCGCATGAGGTCGACCGAATGGAGGAAGCGCTCGGTTGGGTGGAGTGGGTCGATCCTGCGCACCGTCGGCTGGTCGGCATGGTGCTCCACGTCCTGCATCGTGGCGACGAAGCGCAGGTGCCATGGGGACGGATTGCCAAGCGTCTCGGCTGGGCGGGCCATCCTGACACGCTGTCGAAGCGGTGGAGCCGGGCAATCACGCGCATCGCCCAACGGCTTTCACGGGGCGGAAATGGCGGAAATTCGCACCTAGAGGGCGTCAACCCCTCGAATGCTCTAGGGGTCAAATAAACAATTCGGTCTCTAGGGGTCTGTGGCCATATCTAGCGATACGTTCGGCGAAACGTGCATCCCCTTCGGGTCGCTGAATATCCTCCCTGAACCTCCCGACGGGCGGCGCGGCTTCGGCTTCGCCGCCCGTCGTGCTTTGGATGGTGCGTGTGGCGAAGCTGACCAGTCTGCGGCCACGCCTCAGCGGTCTGCGCTCCCGCATCGCAAGCGCGCCCGTCGATCGCGTGTCGTTCGATCGGCAGCGCGATCAGCGCGGCTGGCGTAAGTGGTACAAGACGGCGCGCTGGCAACGGCTGCGCATGTCGATCCTGCGGCGCGATCTGTTCACCTGCCAATGGCGGGGATGCGGTCGGGTCGAGGCGGACACGTCGCTGCTGGTGGCGGATCATCGCAAGCCGCACCGCGGGGACGAAGCGCTGTTCTGGGACGCGGACAATCTGTGGTGCCTGTGCAAGCGGTGCCACGACAGCCTCAAGCAACGGCAGGAACGACGGGACGAGTGAGGGGTGGGGGGGGGGCAAACCCCCAAGGGGGGCCGGCGCCTAGACCACATATGCCCCCATCGGGAGATATTTTTTGTCGGACGCGGATTTTTCGGGGGTCGACCTGTTCGGAGACCCAGTCCGGCCGCGTCAGGAAGGCCGTGGACGACCCGAGCATGCGTGGTCGCTCGAAAACTCAAACAAGGTGCTATTGGCGTTTGCGAGCGGCCGTAGCGTGAAGGAGGCCGCAACGGCGATCGGAGTGTCGGTCCCTACTTTACGGAAGCATTATTTTGCCGAGGTCGCCAAGCGCGACGCCGCGGCGCTCCGGTTCGAAATGGTCCAGCTTCATCGGTTGAACGAGGGGGCGAAAGGCGGGAGCGTCGCGGCTGAGAAGGAACTCGCCCGTCGGCTCGACAAGCTACGCGTCGACAAGTTGTCGGACGAAGTGTCGCGCGGTGCGCGTCCGCCTCGTCCGCCGGTGGTCGGGAAGAAGGAAGCAGCGCAGCAGGCGGCCAATGACCTGCGCGGACCATACGAAGCACCGCCCCCACCGCCTGGGCTGTTGAACTGACATGACGTCGCCAGCGACGCCAGTGTGGTCAACGGCATGCCCGGATTGGGAAAGGCGAATTGTTGAGCGACAGTCGCTCGTGCCGTTCGCTCCGCTTTTCCCCAGCGAAGCCGCCGCGGCGCTTGAGGTATTCAAATCGCTGCGCATGGTCGACGTGGCCGGTCAGCCGACGTTCGGCGAGGCTTGCGAGCCGTTCGTATTCGACCTGGTCGAGGCGATTTTTGGAGCGTACGACGCCAACAGCGGCAACCGGCTGATCGAAGAGTTTCTTCTTCTGATCAGCAAGAAGAACGGCAAGTCGACGATTGCGGCCGGCATCATGTTGACCGCGCTCATCCGCAACTGGCGGCACGGCGCGTCGTTGAGCATCCTGGCCCCGACGCAGAAGGTCGCAAACAATAGCTTCGGCCCTGCCGCCGCGATGGTGCGCGCCGATCCGAAGCTGAAAGTGTTACTGCATCCGATCGATAATCAGCGACTGATCAAGCATCGCAAGACGGGGGCGGAGTTGCAGGTCATCGCTGCGGACACCGGCACTGTGGGCGGTAGCAAGGCCGGGTTCGTGCTAGTGGATGAGCTGTGGCTGTTCGGGAAGCGGGCGAACGCCGAGTCCATGTTGGAAGAGGCCACCGGTGGCCTGGCGTCGCGTCCGGAAGGTTTCGTCATCTATCTGACGACGCATAGCGACGAGCCGCCGCGCGGCGTGTTTAAGGACAAGCTCGACTATTTCCGCGGCGTTCGGGACGGCACGATCGACGATCCACGCAGCTTCGGCATGCTCTATGAGTGGCCGGAACAGATGCGGGAGGACGAGGCGTACCTCGATCCCGCCAACTTCTATGTGACCAACCCGAACATGGGGCGGTCGCAGTCGGTCGGTTTCATCCAGCGCAAGCTGCGGCAGGTGAAGGAAGGGCGCGGCGAGGACGGGGACACGTCTGAGCAGATTGTGCTGGCCAAGTATCTCAATGTCGAGATCGGACAGCGCCTTGCGCGCGATCGGTGGACCGGCGCGGCGTTCTGGCCCCGATGCGCGGTGAAGCCGTTCGACTTAGACGATCTGATCGCGCGCAGCGAGGTAATCGTGGCGGCGGTCGATGGCGGCGGCATGGACGATCTGCTTGGCCTCTGCCTGATCGGCCGCGAGAAAGGCAGCAAGCGCTGGCTGATATGGACACATGCCTGGGCATGGTCGATCGTCTGGAAGCGACGGCAAGATATCGCGACGAAGCTCAATGAGTGCATCGCGGAAGGGTCACTGACCCGGTGTGAAATGCCGGATGACGATGACCTCGACGCTGTCGCAGAAGCTGGCGAAGACGGTGAAGCGGAGGATCTTACCGAAGACGTCCGTGGCGTGGTCGACGTGCTGGTTAGGGTCCGGGATGCCGGGAAGTTCCCCGAGCAGGAGGCTATCGGCTTAGACCCGGCTGGTGTCGCTGCGATCGTGGACGAACTCGCCGATCAGGGATTCGCCGACGAGATGCTGAAAGGCATCCCGCAGGGCTACAAGCTGGGTAGCGCGATCAAAGGCCTCGCGCGAAAGGCCGCCGCCCGCACGCTGCGGCATGGCGGTCAGGCGCTCATGACCTGGTGCATTGGGAACGTGAAACAGGAACCCCGCGGCGCCAGTGGCGTGGCGGTCACGAAGCAATCGCCCAGCGCGAAGATCGACCCGGCCGCGGCGATGTTCTCGGCCGCCATGCTGATGACCCTCAACCCCGAAGCCGCTGCCGGCTTCGTCTATGACGAAAGGCCGATGCTGGTAATCTGATGGGACCGGACGACTATCGACGCAGGGCGGGCGGGTTCAACTCGTCGCACGGGCATATGGCGATAGGGCCGGTGCCGTCGCGCCCGGCGCCGACGAACGTCATGGACGGCCGTTTCTTCGGCGATGACGATGTGTGGAACACGCTGTCCGCGCTGCCGATCGAGGCGAACACGGCCGAGACGGCTGCGCGCGTCGCGGCTGTGTTCTTCTGCGTTTCGCTGATCGCGGAGGCGGTCGGCAGTCTGTCGCTTGAGTTCCGCGACGATCGTGGCCTGCGCGACGACTTCCCGCTGGCGACGACGCTCGCCTATGAACCGAACCCGCTCCAAACCGGCGCCGAGTTCTGGGCGGCCATGGCCTTCGCCGCGGTGCTGCGGGGTGCGGCCTTCGCCGAGCCGACCGTCGGGTTCGACAATGTTGAAGTATGGGCGCTCAATCCGCAGCGGATCACGCCCGAGTGGGGAGAGCGTAGCCTCGTCGTCCACTATCAATCGGAGCGCGGTTATCGTCGGCTGCTGCCACAGGAGCTGTTCTGGTTCACCGGCATTGCGGACGGCGGGCTGCAACCGCTGGTGCCATGGAAGCAGGCTAAGGGGTCGATTGACTTCCAGCTGGCGCTGGAGGTGGGTGCCCGGTCGTTCTTCCGCAACGATCGCCGTCCGTCGGGGATCGTCACGACCGACAAGCAATTGAACGAGGCTTCGGCCGATCGGATCGCGGAAGGCGTTCGGAAATGGCAGCGCGGCGGTACGCCCGTGTTCGAACAGGGCCTTAAGTATCAGCCCGTCGGCACCAGCAACACCGATGCGCAGTTGGTCGACCTCATCAAGCAGCGCACGCTGGAGATGGGTCGTTATTGGCGCATCCCGCGCTCGATCATCGGCGATGATGGTGGCAACGCCGGGAATAGCGAGCAGGACACGCGCAGCTTCGTGAACTGGGCGCTTCGTCCGCTGACGCGGCGGATGGAGCAAGCGATCACGGTCCGGATGCTGCCGCCGGACATTCGCGCGGCCGGCGTGCGGGCCAAGTTCAATCTCGACAGTATGCTGCGCGGGGATGCGGCAACGCAGTGGCGTAACGCGGTGCTCGCTCGGACGGCCGGCATTCTCAGCGTCAACACGATCGGCACGCAGTGGTTTGGCCAACCTCGAATCGAGGAAGACTGGGCCGATGACCCGCGTGCACCCCTCAACAGCAACCGCGCCGCTGACACCGCCACGGGCGGCGAGACGGCGCCACAGGACAAGGTGAACTGATGGACCGCATGCTCGCCTCGTCGGCGCTGTGGGCGATGCACCCCGGCTTCCTTGCCGAACTGCTCAAGAGCGGATCGATCGAAGCCATGCTGCCCGATTCGATCCGTAATCTCGCGGGCGCGCTGGGCGGCACGCGCGAGGCCGCAAAGCCGGCGGACCCGATCCGGGAAGGCTCGACGATAATCCTGCCCGTGACCGGCACGCTGGCGCCGCGCGGGCTGTATGGCAGTACCTACTACGATACGCTGGCCGACCGGGTCCGCGAGGCGGCGGCCGACAACAAGGTCGGCACGATCGTCCTCGCGGTGCGGTCGCCCGGTGGCTACGTATGGGGCTGCGCGGAAGCGGGCGACGCGATTTTTGCCGCGCGCGACGCCAAGCCGATTGTCGCGGTCGCCGACCCCTATTGCTTCTCGGCCGCCTACTGGCTCGCAACGCAGTGCAGCGCCTTTTACTGCACGACCAGCGGTGAGGTCGGTTCGGTTGGCGTTCGGTCCGGTCACACGGATATCAGCGGTTTTGAGCAGAAAATCGGTATGGTCACGACGCTTGTCGCGTCGTCGCCGGACAAGATCGCCGGCCATCCACACGCCCCGCTGAGCGAGGAAGATCGCGCGGACATTCAGGCCGGCGTCGACGAGAGCAACGTCGCCTTCGCCAATGCCATCGCGCGGGGTCGCGGCATGAAGGCAGCTGACGTCGCTGCTATCCATGGCACCGGCAAGACGTTTTCCGCGCCGCGCGCCCTGGCCAACGGCGCGATCGACGGGATTGCCACGCTACGCGACACCGTCGCCAAGTACAGTTCAAGCCGGTCTCGGCTGGCGCTCATGCGCCGGCAAGCCGAAGCGATGGCCGCCGCCATCTGACGAAATTCCCCGCGAGGGGATGACGGGCGGACCATCCGGGTCCGACCGATGCGGGCGCACGCCCATCCATGACGAAGAAGGAAACGACCATGAACCTTGCGGTTCTGAGGGCGGAGGCGCGTGCAACCGCGGAACAGCGGCAGGCACGTCTCCAGAAGGCGATCGACGAAAACCGCGATCTGACCGCGGAAGAAGAGGCGGCGGAAGCCGAAGACAAGGCCAAGGCCGACCGCCTGCAAAAGCAGATCGCGCGTGCCGAGGAACTGATGGCGTCGGCCTCGGCGATCGGTCTGGGCGGCAACGGTCAGCAGCAGGGCGGTCAGTCGGCCGGTCAGCATGACCAGAACGGCAGTCGCCCCCGCATCGAGTTCGTTGCGACGACCGAGAACGCCGGCTTCCGCAACCTCGCCGAGTTCGCGTCGGCGGTGCGGTTGGCTAATCCGGCAGCCGGTCAGAACTTCCGGCGGGATGACCGATTGGCGGCGCCGGCCAACGTTCACATGGAACAGGGCGACGCCGCGGGCAGCTATCTCGTGCCCGCCGAGTTCCGGCAGCAGATCGTCAACCTCGTGTTCGACGACGGCAACGATCCGATCATGGATCTCATTTCGCCCGATCCCACCTCGTCCAACCGGGTGATCGGCCTGGGCGATATGACGACGCCGTGGGGGGCGAGCGGTATCCGCGCGGCATGGCGTTCGGAGGGCGAGCAGATGCAGCCCAGCCGCACGGAACTCACCCCGCGCGAAACCAAGCTCGGTGAACTCTACGCCTTCGTCTTGGCGACCGAAGAGTTGCTCGAGGATGCGCCGCGCGTTACGACGCGTCTGACGACCCATGCGGCGGCCGCGATCCGTTGGAAGGCGGCCGATGCCTTCATGTACGGCGACGGCGTCGAGAAGCCGCTCGGCTGGCTCGAATCGCAGGCGGCGATCATGGTGGCCAAGGAAGCCGGGCAAGCCGCCGCGTCGCTGGTACGCCAGAACATCGCGAAGATGTTCTCGCGCATGATTATGCCGACGCAAGCGAGCTGGCTGGCGAACAGCGACACGCTGCCGGCACTGATGGAGCTGAAGACGGACGCGGGCGTGCCCCTGTGGTTCCCGAACTATCAGGCGGCGCCTGGCGGCACACTGCTCGGCCGTCCGGTGGTGTTTAACGAGCATTCGCGCTCCATCGGCCAGTACGGCGACCTGCAGTTCGTCAATCCGAACGGCTATGAGGCGTTCCGCAAGCAGAACGGCGTCAGCTTCGCCGACTCGATCCACCTCTATTTCGACTATAACATCCGGGCGTTCCGCTGGGTGTTCCGCATCGGCGGCCAACCGGTGCTGTCGAAGCCCGTCGCCCCGGCGCAAGGCGCCAACACCAAGTCGCACTTCGTCGCGCTCGCCGAGCGCGCCTGAAGACTAGCCCCGACCGGCGCCGCGGCGCCGGCCGGTCGCCCCTCGGCGGCCGGAGCGAAAAGGACCCAATATGTTCGGCAATTTGAACCCCACGGCCCGCGCCGGGATCGCGGCCGTCGTCAATCCCGCCCAGGTGGCGCCCGGCACCATCACCACGAACTGGCTCGACGCTCGTGTTTTTTTCGCCCTCGTCGCGATCATCGCCACCGGCGTGCTCGGCGCGGCCGCGACGGTCGATGCGATCGTCGAGCAGGCGACCGACAATGCGGGCAGCAACGCCAAGCCCGTAGCCGGCTCGGCGATCGCGCAACTCACCAAGGCGGCCAGCGACAACAAGCAGGTCGCGATCAACATCCGCCCCGAAGACCTCGATAAGAACGGCGGCTTCAAGTTCGTCCGCCTGTCGATCACGGTCGGCGGGGCGGCCAGCTTCCTGTCTGCGCTGCTTCTCGGCCTCGACCCCCGCTACGGCCCCGCCGGGGCGAACCAGACGACCACCGTCGCGCAGACGGTCAGCTAAGGAGGGTGCAATGATCAAGTTCCTTCAGGACTATCAGACGCGCGCGCTGCCGCCCGAAACATTCAAACTCGGGCAGCAGGTGAAGCGGTCGGACGACAGCGAACTGTATTTTGTCCGCCTCGGCGTCGCCGGTTACGTCACTCCCGATGGCCTGGTCGATCAGGATCATCACCCGCTGACGCCGTCGGCTACGGTCGCGCAGGTGGTTTCGCCCGGCGATCAGCGCGCCGGGCTGGTCGGCGGTCGGGCCGGCGAATTGTCGCTCGGGCTGGATACGCCGCAGCGTGCCACGTCCGGGCCGGGCAATTCCGTATTGGTCGGGGGGGATCAGCAGACCGTCGCGGTTGCTGGCGAGATCACGCGCCTGACCGCCGAACTGGACAGCACGAGCGGTGAACGCGACGGCCTCGCAACAGCGCTCGATCAGGCCGTCGGCGATCTGCAGGCGGAACGCCAAGCGCATGCCGCCACCCGCAACGATCTCGCCAGCGCAAAGACCGCGTTGGCAACCGCCGATGGCGCCCGCGCCGATGCCGAGAAGGAGGTCGGCGAGCTCAAGTCGCGTATCGTCTCGCTCGAGCAGCAGATCGCCGCGGCTGCGAAGCCGGCAGGTGACGAGAAGCCGGGGACCGACGAACAGGCGGCGACCGACGCGCCGTCGAAGAAGGCCAAGTAAGAGGGGCGGGCGGCATGGCTCTCATTCGATTGACTGCCGCTCCCCTCGACGGCGGTGCAGCCCTGCCGGATGCGCTGGTCGACCAGCACGTGAAGCCGACGGCAGCGCAGGCCGCTTTGGTGTCAGGTATGCGCCTTGCTGCCCTCGCCTGGGTAGAAAGTCACACCCGCCATTCCGTGGCGAAACGGGCGTTCGTCGCCACCTATGACGGCTTCCCCGCATCCATTCGCCTCCCGCGCGAGCCGGTTCGGGGCGTTACCGCGCTGCGCTATTCGGCCGACGGCGTGACGTGGACGGATGGTTTGGCATCGGTCGGCGTCCGAGGTGACGTAATCGTCCCCGGCGTCGGCGTCACCGGGCTCGCGACATGCCGTCTGGTCGAGGTGACGTTCACAGCCGGATACGACAGTTTGGGCGCGGAGGCGCCTTCGCTCCAGATCGCCGCCCTGATGCTGTTGCAGCATCTGTTCGACGGCGGCTCGGTCGATGACGTGCCGGCGACGATCGGCATACTGATCGACGAAGGCT